TATTTGATGTATAAATAGTAGTTGCTGAGTTGGTTATTCTTTTACCGTTACTTTCAAAATCTTGTGCCATATTTTTCTCCTAGTTTCTTATATCATAAAGCGATTGCCATCGCAACCGCGAATCCTGCTCCTGCGAACACCGAGTTAATAGATGTACCATTAATAGTAATAGCATCTGCCTCTAGTGTGCCGTCAATGTCAGCATCGCCAGAAATATCTAAAGTAGCGCCATCTAATTCGCCAGTAATTGTTAAATTTCTAATACCTGTATAATCTTTGTTTGCGTCTAAAATAACCGCTTTAGAAGCAACCGCTGTACCCACTGCGGTGGAACCTATATCTAATGCATTAAGCTCACCGACCACTGCCGTAATACCATCCAATGCATTTATCTCTGCTGCCGTAGAAGTAACACCGTCTAAAATATTTAATTCTGCTGCGGTTGAAGTAACACCATCTAAAATATTAAGTTCTGCTGCCGTAGAAGTAACACCGTCTAAAATATTTAATTCTGCAGGTGTAGAAGTTATAGCTGTATTACTTGCTGCTGCTAAAAGCGGTATAGTTCCTGACTGGTTTGGTAAATTAATTGTTCTATCATCAGTAGGATCTACAATTGTAAGTGTAGTTTCATGTGCATCAGCAGTAGCGCCTTCAAATATTATTGCGTTTGCAGCATTCATTGTGACCGTGTCTACAGTCGTAGTGGTGCCGGCGACAGTTAGTTTAGGTACAAGTAATTCGCCAGTACTTGGATTATATCTTAATGCACCTGTGTCATCTAATAAAGCATTTGACTCATCGTGGAATACAACCGGAAAGTTTGTGTTAGCTGTACTATCGGTAACTGTTACCGTTGCTGCTAAAGTTGCATTTGCTACTGTTGTTCCGGCAATCACACTTGCTAAAGCAGTACCATTAACTGTTATTGCATCTGCTTCTAACGTACCGTCAATGTCAGCATCGCCGGATATATCTAAAGTAGCTCCATCTAACTCGCCTGAAATAGTTAAATTTCTAATACCTGTATAATCTTTGTTTGCATCTAAAATAACTGCCTTAGAAGCAATAGCCGTACCAACAGCGGTACTACCTAAATCTAACGCGTTTAGTTCACCAACTACTGCGGTAATACCATCTAGTACATTTAACTCTGTTGCCGTAGAAGTTACTGCTACGTCTTCGTTTATTTTTGGTGAAGTTAAAGTTTTATTTGTAAGTGTAGCAGTTGAAGCTGCTGATAATAGACGAGAGTTACCACCAGTACTTGGTAAAGTAAGAGTATTTGAAGCACTTTCAGAGTGAGGGGCACCAATAAGTGTTTGTGCGTGAGCATTACTAGACTCACAATAAAATAATATTTTAGAAACAGTACTACCACTATTTTTAAGGTCAATAATACCTGCTTCAATTCCTACTTGACCATCAATTAAAACAACACCAGTACCATTAGGTGTTATGGCAATATTACCATTAGATGTAGAGGTTGTAATAGTACGTGCTAAAACATCTAAATTACCACCTAACTGTGGAGTGGTGTCTTCAACTACATTAGATAGGGCTACGCCCCCAACGGCAAGGCCAGATACAATTGTGCTTCGTGTAATTTTTTTAAGTCCACCGCCTGAGGTGTCAACAGCCAAGAATACATCATCGTTTGCAACGGTAGATATTTCCGATAAACTACCTGCAGCAACGGAATTAAAGTTTGTGCCATCTGCAACAAGTAAGTTACCGGCTGTGTTTGTGCCCATAACAATATCGTCACCAGTGACTGTCAAGTCTCCTGCAACTGTAACATTTTGACTTGCATCAATTGTTAAAGCAGCAGTGCCGCCTGTTGTCATTGTAATAACATCAGATCCACTAAATTCAATTTTAGTATTAGTGTCCCCATCTCCAGAAATAGAATCTAATTGTATATCGCCAGCATTGGTAAAATTAGAATCACTTAAATCAAAAGTTCCTGTAACATCTAAGTTACCACCGACAGTTAAATTAGCGGCTAAGGTAACATCGCCGTCTGCGTCCAGGAATACGGACCGCGCTGCGGGCATAGTACAGAATACAGTTTTAGTACCAGAAGAAAAGTTAACGGCACTATCACTGTTAGAACTAGCATATACAGTAGTACGCGTAAGATCAGAGCTATCGCCATCTAGTGTTCCTAGACCAACTTCAAACTCATCTGCAGTTGAGTGAAAGATTGCATAGTAAGTAGTATTAGAATTACCAATACCTGCAGCAAAAGTTTCAAAACCAGTTGGTGCTCCACCTAAGGATAACGCACCGGTGCCGGTTGTGGTTGTGGTCTCTTTGACTCTTTCGTTAAGTACTAACGCCATCTAGTCTCCTTATGCCAATCTTATAATTGCTGTACTCGTCCCTGCTGCTGGAAACTGTATCGTAAAAGTTCCTGCAGTAGTTGTAAAATCTCCGCCAAAATCTAACCAACAAACAGCGTTGGCACTAGCAGTATTTGCACCACCACTTGATTGATAGATAAGTGCAAACTTTGCAGTGACTGTAGCTGTAGTAAAAGATGTGTCAGCAAAATCTATAAAAGCAGTTGAAGCGGACGATCCACCAGTTACACCATTATTAGTTAAGGTATTACCACCACTAGTGTAGTTAGTACCACTTGCTTCGTTAGTTGTATCAAATACAGAGTCTGTTGCTGCTGCAGTTCTAGATGAAGTATACAAAGCTATTTTATAAGTGTCACCACCTGATTGAAAATTGTGGTTGCCTTTTAACAACTGATCTTTAAAAACATTACTAATTACATTAGCCATATATATTCTCCTTAAGGGTTTTCAGATGGAATAGCTATTCTAGGTACTCCGTCCATATATTCATCTCTTCTTCTTCGACCCATCTGCTCACCAACAAAAGGTTGTAAGGCAGTCTTATAATATGATTCATACATTTGAACCATTTGTGGGTTTTTTAAAAATTTAAAAGCTTCTACGAGGCAGGCATAAAGCAACATTTCTGGTGCGTTATTACTAACCCAAGTAGTTGTGTTACTTGAAGATAGTCCTGTGGGTTGCGCATTATACGCTAATTCTACAGTATACGTTGCATCCGGCGCTGGAGCAAGTAATATTGTATCGTTATCCCAATTTGCATAATATTTTGGGGTTCCAGTAGTTGTTCTATTTGGAATAAACTCATTAATAAAAGATGTATCTTTTTTCTCTAAAGTAATACGTACATTATCAGTATCAAAAATTTGTATATATCGGACAAAAGCAAAAAGCTGTGGGGTAGCTCCAGGCATAGCAACAAACGGATCACCTACTGTTAAAGAAGCTGTTTTATATTTTTTAAATACATCTAAATCAGCGTTTCTAAATATCCTAGATTCAGCGTGCTCTATAATATCATTAGTAATTGCTGTTGTTAAAACATTACTATCTGTTTCTGTATAATCTAGTAATTGTTGTGTAAGTTCTGCGTATGTTGTCATGCTACTAATGTTACCGGGCCAGCGTAAGCGCGGAAACCTCCTCCTGTTATATTACCTGTTGTTGCAGTATCTGTCGATACAGTGAACGTATAATTATCTGCGTCAACTTTTGTTATTGTATAACCAGCAGTCCTATTTATATTTGCTGCAGTTATGCCATCAAAACTAACAGCATTATAGAAACGAACCGTATCACTACTAGAACGACCATGCTCTTCTTCTGTAACTGTAATTACACTAGTGCCAGCTGTTGCTGTTTTTAAAGAATTAGTTTTTAATAAATTTGGTACAGCAGTTTCAGTTCTATCAGATCTAGCGTTTTGTAATGCTTGTGCATCTATTTTAGCGTTTTTTACTTCTATTTGTGGATGTTTATTTTCAAACTCAGACCTATGCACAAAAGAACCATTCCATTCTTTTACCATTTCTTGATAAGGAAATGCCATGCCACTTCTATCAGAAATAGCTTTTGCTTTTTTACCTGTGGAAAAATTAGACATTATTAAAATATACCCTTGGAGTTAAATGAGTGCTTGTTGAAGAACCATCTTCTGTCAGCGCTCTGTTAAATTCTTCTTCATACAACATTTTATTTTGTGGCACTAACTGAGGATTATACTTTTGTGATAAATAATAAGCTAAGCCTGATACCATGCACGGAACAAATCTATAAGGTAAATCAGTTGCATTAGTGTAATCTCCAACGTCTTCTATTCTTTTTACATAATAGATATGCATATCAGCACTAGCTGATGTTGCGTCTGGTGTTGGGTACACAGTTATTGTTACTCTATCAATAAAACGTTGAACGTAATATTGTGTTGGTTGACCTTTAGATAGTTTATTAGACAAAGATGAATAAGTTGATCTATCCATTTTAGACATAGCTGTATCCGCTTGAGTTGTTGCTGTTCTATTAGTTCTATGAGTTGCTTCTAATACGTCACTCATGCCAAATATAGTAGAATCAACTTGATTGGTGCTTGCTTGGGCACGATTAGAATCAGCAGTATCATCTGCTGCACTTCTAAAAAAATGATACTCAGCTTGGTTTTCGACTAAATCAATATTGGTTTCTTTAAGTTCCCAATAATGCAAGCCCCTGTTATCCCATTCTTGAAACATTATGTTTAAAGAACGTCTAGCTGATTTAATTTGATATCCGGTTAATTGATCTATACCAACACGTTGATATGCTTCTTCTATAACTTCATCAATAGAAAAAGTTTTATCGAACGTTGCTGTTCCTGAAGTAGTGTTTGGCATATGCTACTCCTATTAATAATTTTTAAGCCACTCACATGTAATGGTTGCACTGTCATTAGCAGTAC